CAGTCGGCTTTAGTCCTAAAGATATGATGTACAACGAGGCGCAACAATACCTGGCTACTCAGATCGCTAGAGCTATGAACGTACCTGCATATTACATAAGTGCAGATATGAATAACAGCATGACTTACCAGAATATAATTGATGGCCGTAAAGAGTTTGTAGCCTATTCAATACAGCCTTATATCTGTGCCATAGAAGATCGCCTAAGCATGAACGATATAACCGCTGCTGGCCAAATTGTGCGTTTTAACATTAGTGAGACCTTCCTAAGATCAGACGACAAGGCAAGATTAGAGACAATAGAAAAAATGCTAACGCTAGGACTTATAGATATAGAGCAAGCAAAAGAAATGGAAGACCTAACACCAAACGGAAATGAGAGCGATAATGCTACTTACATTCAGTAGTCAGATAGAGAGCGCAGATAATGAGCGCAGAGTTATAGCAGGCAAAATCGTGCCGTTTGAAGAGGTAGGTAATACTTCTGTAGGCAAAGTCGTATTTGCTAAAGGATCAATAGAGATAGGCGACCCTGGCAAAATCAAGATGCTTATGCAACACAGCGCAGAAAAGCCAATAGGCAGAATGCAAAAGTTTAACCAAGCAGAAGATGGCATTTACGCTAGCTTTAAGATTAGCGCCAGCATGCAAGGCCAAGATGCTTTAGTGCTTGCAAGTGAGCAGTTAATAGACGGCCTATCTGTAGGCGTAGACGTAAACAAGTCTGTACAGAAAAAAGATTATTTATATGTAACTAGCGCAACCTTAAAAGAGGTGAGCCTAGTCGAAAGCCCAGCGTTTAGTAACGCTCAGGTAACTAAAGTTGCTGCTAGTGAAAACGAAGCAGAGGACACCAATCCAATAAAAGAAAGCGAGGCTCCTGTGGAAGATTTAGCAACAGCACCACAAGAAGCAAAGGCAGAGGCTGCTACTCCTACAGTAGAAGCTGCACGCCCAGTAATTACAGCACCACTTATTCAAACAACTATTCGTACGCCAATTACATCTATGGCTGCTTATACAGAGCACAAGATCAAGGCTGCACTAGGTAATGATGATTCAAAGCTATATGTAACAGCTGCCGATGATGCGTTTAGCAACAATGGCGCATTTAATCCAACACAATATCTAGCCGAGTTTGTAACTAACACACGCTTTGGCACACCAGCTATTGATGCTTGTTCACAAGGTGTATTACCACCAAACGGCATGACTATTAACGTGCCATCACTTGTAACTAGCTCAGGTGGCGGTACAGGTGTAGCACCAACTGTAACTGTAGAAGCCGAAGGCGGCGCAGTAGCAGCTACAGGAATGGAAACCAACTATCTATCAGCAACTGTATCCAAGTACAGTGGCATGAACACGCTTAGCATCGAGCTTTTAGAAAGAGCAGGATATCCTGGCTTCTATGAGGAGTTAACTAACCAATTATCACTAGCTTATTTGAAGACACTTGATACCACAGTATTAACTGCAATTCTTGCAGCTGGTATGAATGGTACAAATACAACTGCTGATACAGATGGTATCGTTGCATTTACTACAGAAGGCGCACGTGAAATCTACAAAAACACTGGTTACTTTGCACAGAATTACATCGCTAACCCAGCACAATGGGGTGCGTTGATTGGTGCGCAAGATTCAACAAAGCGTCCAATATTTAACGCATTACAACCTATGAACGCTGCTGGTCAAGTTGGGCCACAGTCGATCAGAGGGTCAGTGCTTGGACTCGATCTATATGTAGATAAGAACTTTACAGCTACTACATTTGATGATGATTCTGCTGTAATTCTTGCACCAGAAGCATTCACAGTTTATCGCTCAGCACAAAACTTCATGTCTGTAAACGTAGTATCAAATCTACAGGTACAGGTTGCAATCTACGGATACATGGCAACACTTGCCAAGATGCCTAACGGAATCTTGAAGTACAAGAAGACCTGATAAGAACCATTTAGTAATAATCCCCTGGGGTTTAGTAGCCCTAGCCCTGGGGGAGCTTTTATAGACAAGGAGTAAAGATGGCAGCCACGTATGTTACCGAAGCTGAGTTACGCAGTAATTTAGGTATTGGCTCTCTTTACACATCGGCTACAGTAGAAGAATGCTGCCAATCGGCACAAGATTTAGTCAATCAATACCTATGGTTTAACACAGCAGCAGTAGTAGGCACATCATTACAGGATAACGTGGCAACACTTATGCTTGCCAATCCAAATGCATTTGTGGCAACTCAATCTATAACTGTTACTGGCTGTGGTGCTACATTTAACGGCACATATACAATTACTGGCACAATACCGCCAAGCACAGGTACGACTAGCCTTATCCCAGTATTTATGTATCAATACGGACAGACTAATTTCCCGAGCGGTTATTCATTTGTGCAATATGCAAAGACAGCATCAAATCAAACTTTTCACAAGGTAGTACCTTATGGCGTGGCTACTGGCCCAGATCACAAGACCCAATCTTATGTTGCGACCCCTGCTATAAGAGAAGCGGCCATGATCGTAGCCGTAGATATCTGGCAAGCTAGACAAGTTAGCCAGACTGGTGGGGTAGGTATGGATGGGATCACTGCCAGCCCTTATCGAATGGGTTATCAGCTGATTAACAGAGTACGTGGTCTCATCCAGCCTTACAGCAGCCCTAACTCACTGGTCGGCTAATGCCAGCTGCAATAACTACATTACGCAGCACACTTGCAACAGCTTTAACTAATGCTGGCGTGTGGTCAGTATTTTCATTTCCGCCAGCCACACTACTTGCTAACAGCGTAGTAGTTACACCTAGCGATCCATATTTAACACCTAGTAACAATGATGAGATAAGTATCAGCCCTATGGCTAACTTTAAGATTTTAATAACTAAACCAGCCTTTGATAATCAAGGCAATTTAGCAGGCATGGAAGATTACATATTGGCAGTAGTAACTAAATTGGCTGCATCTACTTTAGTTATGAACATATCGGCTGTCTCAGCACCTAGTATAATTAGCGCAGCAAGCGGTGATTTATTAGTAAGTGAGATAACAATTAACACCCTAACGAGTTGGAGTTAAAATGAGTTACAAAGGATTTACAGAAGAAGAAACTAATTTTCTGATCAAAATTGGTCAGATCAACAAACCAGAAGCAGTAGTCAAAAAGGCTGCTGTTAAGAAGGAAGAAGGGCAAGAATAATGGCAATCTATTTATCAAATGGTGCGGTGGTTACGCTTAATTCAGTTGATCTGAGTACGCTAGTCACAGCCGTAACAATTAACCGCAGCTTTGACGAGCTAGAGGTTACAGCTATGGGCGACACTGTACACAAGTTCGCAAAAGGTCTAGAAGCAAGCACAATCACTATTGACTTCTTAAACGATACAGCTACTAGCAAGGTTAATCAGACTTTGCAGGCAGCATGGGGTAATACAGTGGCATTAACTATTAAGCAAACTTCTGCTCCTATTAGTGCTACTAATCCAGAGTTTCAGACCACAGTGCTAGTAAACAATACTCAGGATGTTAATGGCGCAGTAGGCGACATAAGCACACAGAGCATCACATTTACTTGCCAAAGCCCTATAGTTGTAGATACAACACCGTAAGGAGCAACAATGGCAAAGCTAAAGATAACAAGGGCTAATGGTGAAGTATCTGAGCATAAGATAACACCAGGTGTCGAGTACGCTTTTGAGTTAAAGTACGGATCAGGAATTAGTAAAGTCCTACGTGATCATGAACGGCAGACCGAGATTTACTGGCTTGCATGGGAGTGCTTACGTAGGGCTAACGTTACAGTACCTTTATTTGGATCAGAGTTTATAGATTTATTAGATGTAGTCGAGGTACTTGACGAAGAAAAAAAATAGTCGGGCGTGATTCTATTTTCTACAGTATTGCTCAGTTAGCTGTAGAGACTGGAATACCGCCTAGCGAGTTTAGAGACATGGATACGCAGATGTATCGGGCTATCATCCAAGTATTGACAGATAGAGCTAAGGAGATCAAGAATGCCAGCAAAGGTCGTAGGCGTTGATGATGTACTAAAAGGTCTCAGCTTTATTAACGAGGATATGTACGCTCGCATTAAGGATGCTGTTAGACCTGCCATGTTAGGTGTAGAAGCTGCAGCCAAAAGTTTTGTACCTAGTAACAGCGAGGTATTATCTGGCTGGACAAAACCAATATCGTCTAATGTCACTTATCGACCATTCCCAAAATATGATGCCGTTAATGTCAAGGGTGGCATTGGATTCAAAGAAGGCAGCAATCGGATATTTGCTAATGGCTTTCAAGTAGAAAGTTATGTGTACAACATAAGCGCAGCTGGTCGTATCTATGAAACTGCAGGCAGACTTAACTCAGAAGGGCGAGCGCCTGTTATGAGTACAGCATTAAGAGAGTTTGGTAGCGTGCAGGGATATTCTGGCAGCAAGGGTGGTAGAAAACGATCTACTAAAGATTACAATTCTAATAACCCATTTGCAGGATATCAATTTGTTAGCCCGTTAGAAAAAGTTACTTCACAGCCTAAAATTAAAGGTATAAGATCACCTGGGCGTAAAGGTAAAGGCCGTTTAATTTACAAAGCCTGGGCGCAAGCAAGTCCTAAAGTTTATTATGTAATAGTAAAAGCAATCAATTCTACAGCCATAAGTTTTAATAAATCCACAGAGATTAAGAAGGCTGCATAGTGGCCAATGTAGTTGTATCAGCCTTAGCCACCTGGAATGGCAAAGCTCTAAAAAAAGCAAAACAAGACGTAGATGTATTTAACAAACAATTAAAAAACTTAGCACGTACTTTTGGTATTACATTTAGTGCTGCAGCGGTAATTGGTTTTAGTAAAAAAGCAGTAAAAGCCTTTGCAGAAGATGAGGCAGCGGCTAAATCATTGGCCACACAACTTACCAATACTGGTAACGCATTTAGAATATCAGAGGTAGAAGATTACATAAAGGCATTAGAAAAAACCTTTGCAGTGCTTACAGATTTACGTGCGCCATTCCAGACCTTATTGAACGTTACTGGCTCAGTTGATTTAGCACAACGATCATTAAGATCAGCACTAGATATTAGCGCAGGTACAGGTGCTAGTTTAGAAGAAGTAGTAACTGCCCTAGCAAGTGGTATTAGAGGTCAAACAAAAGGCATTACAGCGCTTAATACTGGTATAGATAAAAACATAATTGCTACAGGCGACATGAATAAAATCATGGCCGAGTTAGAAAAAAAGTTCACAGGTCAAGCAGCAGCCAGATTAGATACTTACGCTGGCAAGATGGATGCACTACGCAAAAGCGCTGATGAATCCACAAAGATAATAGGCACAGGCTTAGTAGATGCTTTGACTATATTAAGTAAAGATAATTCCATACAAAATCTATCCGATAGTATGGAAAATCTAGCAACCAATACTGCTAACGCTACTGTGGCTTTAGCAAAACTACTAAAACAATTCAGCGACTTTACTGAGTCACCAGCATTCAAACCAGCACTCTTGGCTTTGGCTATTTTGACTAAAAATCCTAAAATTGTTGTAGCAGTTATGGGTGGTATAGCTGGTAGTGAGGCGTTAGGCTTCGCCACTAAAGATTTTTCTGGTAAAAACAAATCTTTGCAATCGGCAAATGAGAGAGAGGGTCGTCTAGGATTAAAGTTTGCAAAAGAATATAATTATTACAAAAAAGAAGAAATTAAACAAATAAAAGCAAAGACCGAGATAGACAAATTAAGAGACAAGTTTGATCTAGAACGCATAGGTTTGAACGCAGCACTTAACGCTGCAACCGATGAAGAGACTAAATTACGTATTAGGGCGCAGCTTGCCATATTAGATAATAATGAGGCGCTGGCTAAAAAGTACAACGCAGAGCTAGAAGGTGTTGCCGCTGCTACTAAATTAGCCATAGCTGCTAACACCGCTGCTACATTCTTAGACTTACTAGCCAGTAGGCCTAATCCTTTATTTACTGCTACTGGTGAGATGACTGCACGTGGTCGTAATCAGATAGCACCATTTGAGGGATCAACTACCTACACAGTGCCACAGGGTGTAACTAACCAACCTGCACAAGCCGCTGCTGGTGCTGCTGCTTCTACCCCTACACAGGCAACGCTAGAGGTAGCGCCTAATGCCAGTGCCGATAGATTAGTGCAGGCTATCGCAGAGACAGTAAGAGTTAATCTTAAATATGGCAACAAGTTAGTACCTGCTGGAAACATAGGCTAATGCCAGTACCTACAGTCAATGCAGTAATAAACTTTAGCACTGGGCCATCATTTGCCCAAGCAATGATTTTAGACACTGGCCTATTAGACGTAAACGTATTAGCAGATAGCACAGCTGTAATTGTTGATGTATCTAATCAAATAGATTTTATACAAACTGCTAGAGGGCGCAGTGCTTTAGCAGATCAATTCCAGACAGGCACACTTACCCTACGCATAGTGGATCAGAATGGCGATTTTAACCCTACTAATCCATCTGGGCCTTATTACACATTATTAACACCTATGAAGAAGGTGCAAATTACTGCAACCTATGGCGCTAACACTTACAGCCTATTCTCTGGCTTTATTACATCATACGTTAATACACAGCCTAAAGATGCAACAGAAGTCGCCTATACAACAATACAAGCTGTAGATGCGTTTAGGCTGGCGCAGAATGCACAGATAAGCACAGTTACAGGTGCTACGGCTGGCGACTTATCTGGCACACGCATCAACCAGATATTAGACCAGATTGATTGGCCAGCAACCATGCGTGACGTAGATGCAGGTTTAACTACTTTACAAGCTGATCCTGGCACTGCTCGCACTTCCCTAGATGCCCTGCAAACTGTTACAGATTCCGAGTATGGCGCATTTTACGTAGATACTAATGGCGAGTTTGTATTTCAGGATAGATCAGTAACCGCTGGCTCAATCGGTGGCACAGTTACTACCTTTAACGATGACGGCACAGGCATACCTTATGCCAACGCTAATTGGAAACTAGACGACACCCTAATATTT